ACGCCCAAATCGCAGCAGACCAAAAGAGGGAGGCACAGGTCAAAGAACGCCAACGCAAGGAAGCAGAAGCCACCCAAAAGCGTTTGGAGCGACTAAGGGAAGAAAACAACGCCATCATCAAGTTCGTGGAGGACTTGAACCTGCAACTCTACGAAATGGAGTTGGATAGGTTAAGCGAGCAGGAGCAACTGCAAATCAAAGCGATGCAAGCCGAAGCACAAAGGCGGATGCAGGTGGACACGGCTGACGCAAAGTCCAAGATGGGCCAAGCCCAGCGTGAGCAAGACCTTGCTGGACTGCGTGAGAAATACGTCGGTCAGTCCTTTGGGGTTATCAACGACATCATCATCGCATCGGCTGGAAAGAGCGAGGCAGCACAAAAGCGGGCCTTCAATGTCGCCAAGGCTGCGTCCATTGCCCAAGCCATCGTTAACACCTACCTTGCCGTCAGTTCTGCACTTGCCTTGAAGCCAACTGAATCTGTATTCCCCGGACAAAGGTTTGTAGAGGCGGGTCTTGCCCTTGCTGCTGGTCTTGCAAACGTCGCCAAGATTAAGGCCCAACAATTCCAAGGCGGTGCAGGTGCAGGCTCTCCCGGTGCAGACGTAACGGGTGCAGGAGCAAGCGCAGCACCACCGCCCATCTTTGCGAACCCACAAACGACCAACCTCGGCACGGGCGAACTCTCGGCAGGCCAAGGCCAAGGATCATCGCCAATGCGAGCCTATGTCGTGGAACGGGACATCACCCAAAGCACTCGCAGGGTTCGGAGGTTGGAGGAATTTGCAACTCTTGGAGCCTAACCACATTTACCACTATGGAACTACCCATTTACAGGATGACCGTGGACGAGGTGGATGAAGGGGTCCAATTCGTGGCCCTGACCGATATGCCCGCCATCGAACGGCCATTCCAAGCCTTCGCAAAGACACCACAAAAGTTCACCGAAACAGGCGAACGGAGAGTGCTTACTGGCCCTCTCATGCTTGCAGACACCCCCATCTTTCGAAAGGACGAAACCTACGGGGAATACTACGTCGTATTCGACAAAGCGACCATCCGCAAGATAGTCCAAAAGTATTTCAAGCAAGGCAACCAGCACAACGTCAACGCTTACCACAACGCTGAACTCGATGGCGTGTTCATGTTCGAGTCCTACATCACCGACTCCGAGCGTGGCATCATGCCTCCGAAGGGCTACGAGGATACCCCCGACGGCTCTTGGTTCGGGTCCTTCAAAGTAGAGAACGACGAAGTGTGGGACAACCGCAACCTGTTCCGGGGTTTCTCCGTTGAGGGCCTGTTCGGGATGGACAAGACCGAATCCGAACTGGAGGTCGCACTCGCTGGCTTGGCCGATGAACTTACCGCTTTTTTGCAACATATCCAACCCAACTACAAATCCAACTAACTATGAATCTCAAAAACGCAATCGAATCCCTGCGGACTGAACTCCGCAAATTCAGTACTCAAAAGCAGTCCTTTGCCGACTACAAGTTGACCGATGGCACGGTTGTCCGTGTTGACGGGGACCTCGTTGCCGGAACTGCCGTTTACGTTGTAGCCGAAGACGGCACGTTACCTGCACCCGATGGCGAACACGTCGTTGAGGGCGTTGGCACGATCAAGACCGAAGGAGGCAAAATCGTTGAGGTCATTGCTGCCGAAGTAGCAACCCCGGTTATCGAAGCCTTGCCCGTTGCTGCTGAAATCACCCCCGAAGTGGCCGTTGAGGTTACCGAGGAAATCAAGGAAGCCTATCCTGCCATGACCCCCGAAGTCGTCGAGGCCATCGTCGCCAAGCACCTCGCTGGCATCATGGAAGAACTCAAGGCTGCCTATGCCGAGATGGGAAAGATGAAAGAGAAAATGTCCGCATTCGCATCGCAGGTTGAAACCATGGCCGATATCGTCGAGAAGGTTTCCGAACTCCCAGCCGAAGCCCCAAAAGCAAGCGGTTCCGCAATCGTTGAGCAACGCAAGGCTGCTGCCTCGCAGAACTTCAACGCTCTCGCACAAGCACTCCAATCACTCAAAAAAAACTAACCCCCTAAACCCCCACTAACCATGGCATTTACTTTCACCAACCTTAGTTCGTATACCGACCAAGAGCGGTTACCACTAATCACCAAAGCGGTATTTTCCGCTCGGTCAGCATCTTTGTTCACCAAGCAGGTGGGCATCAAGTTCGCTGCAAACCTCAACCTAATGGACACCGATGCGGTGTTGCAAGGTGGAGACGCTTGCGGATACACAACTTCCGGCACAACCACAATCAGCGCAAGGGTCTTGACCGTTGGCCGCATGAAAGTGATGGAAACTTTGTGTCCTCGCTCCTTGGAGCAGTATTGGACGCAGACCCAGTTGACTGCTGGTTCAATGTACGATGGCGTTCCTTTCGAGCAGGCGTTTGCCGAGCAGAAGGCTCTTCGCATTGCTGAGGCTTTGGAAACGGCAATTTGGCAGGGTAACGCTTACTTCAGCGGTATGCTTCAAATTTTGAACGCTGCTTCAGGTTCAACTATCAGCGGTAACACGGGTGCGGTTTCTGCCTCCGTTGGTATCACTTCATCGAATGTTATCGGCATCTTTGATAACATCTACAACCAAATCCCACAGGCCATCCTGACCAAGCAAGACCTTGTAATCTTCTGCGGATGGAACAACTACCGCACCTTGGTTCAAGCCTTTAAGCAAGGAACGAATACAGGTGGTTTGGCAGTATTGTACAACCAAGTTGACCTTGCGAGCCTTGCTAATGGTGAGTTCATCTACCCCGGTACAAACGTCCGTGTCATTGCGGTTCCCGGATTGACTGGAACAAACCGAATCGTTGCATCTTACCTCGGTAACTTCCATTTAGGGACCGATTTGCTGTCCGACGAAGAGCAGTTTTCCATCTTTTATTCGAGGGACAACGACGAAGTACGGAGTATCGCAGCCTTCAAATGCGGAGTGCAACTGGCGTGGCCAGACTTGGTCGTTGACTTCCGCTTGACCTAATGTGTAGGGGGGAGGGAAACCTCCCCTCGCTTTTTGTTCTTTTGTAACTTAAACCCCATACACATATATGTCCTGCTCCCTAACTACTGGCTACGCCCTCGGCTGCCGTGATTCCGTAGGTGGAATCAAAACAATTTATGTCCAATCCTTCATCCCAACGGGGTCCTGCAATGCCAACCTTTCAGGTGCGGTTACAGGCTTCACTGGGTACGCTTCGGGTGGGTTCTTCGAGTATGACTTGACCAAGGCCACTTCGTCTTTGACTGAAACCTTGAATGCGAGCATCGAGAACGGTTCAACCTACTACACCCCCGAAGTAACGTTTACCATCAACAAACTGCAAGTCGCAGTCCGCAATGAACTCCGCTTGCTGGTACGCAACCGAGTCATCGTCATCGTGCAGGACAACAACAATCGCTACTGGTTGTTAGGCTCTGCCAACGGCTTGGAGGCAACCGCTGGAACCGCTGGAACTGGTACTGCCTTCGGGGATAGAAGTGGCTACGAGTTGACCTTGACAGGGATGGAACCCGACCCGATGTTCTCAATTGCATCCACAGTCTTTGCACCATCGACTACGCAGATACTCGGTTCGTAGTATCTTCGCATTAGGTTTTCATCATCTGAGGTTTGGGAGGGCAGTCAGCAATGGCTGCCCTTCTTATTTTTACGGCCATGAAGATTTGCATTGTTTACAACGCCCATCCAACCGGGTGCAGTTACTACCGCCTTGAAATGCCGAACGCTTACCTTGGCGACAATTACCCGGAGTTCGATTACGTCTGCGTTGAGAACATCACCACGATTAGCGACGAGGGGTTGAAGTCCATTGACCTGTTCCTGTTCAGCCGGCTTTGGTGTCAGGGAACCATGGAGCAAGTCGAAAATGTTTACAAAGCCCTGACCCAATTCGGGGCCAAAGTCATCCTTGACTTGGACGATTATTGGGTGCTGGAATCGGGCCACATCATGTACCGCCACTATCACCAAACCAAACTCGCAGAGGTCATCCGTAAGCACATCAAATTGGCTGATTGGGTTACCTGTACCACCGAGCATCTTGCTGCCCGCATACGGCCTCTAAACGCCAATGTGAGCATCTTGCAGAATGAGCCTTACGAAGCCTATCAGCAGTTCATCCCCAACCCGGAGGAAGAACCCGACAAGCACCTCGTCAAGTTCGGTTGGTTCGGTGGTGCGCAGCACGGAGAGGACATGGAACTGCTCCGTGAGGGGATGCAGAAACTACGCTGGGACGCAAACTTGGACGGCAAGTACCGCCTCTATCTTGGAGGGTGGAACGACAATAATCCTGTTTATGAGGGCTACGAGAAAATCATAAGCGACCAAGGGAACAACCCGAACTACGGACGCATTCAGGCTGCTGACATCTACTCCTACGTCGGGGGCTACAACTTCGTAAACGTAACGCTTGCACCTTTGAGGGACACCAAGTTCAACAAACTCAAGTCCGAGTTGAAGGTCGTTGAGGCCGGGTGGATGAACAAGGCCATCATCGCATCCGAAACCATACCCTACACGGACGTAATCAAGCACGGGGAGAACGGATTTCTCGTTCCTTACAACAAACCCAAGGACTGGTACAAGTACATCAAACAACTAATCCTTGACCCCGACCTACGCAAAGGCTTGGCTGACAACCTCACGAGGGACATCAAAAAGCAGTTCAACGTGGCTGAAACCGCCAAGAAGCGAGCCGAACTATACAGGCAGATTGGGCGCAAATTGTGAAATTCGGGGGCATCGCACATTTACAAGCAGATGCTTTACCTGAACCCCAACACGACCAACACCCTGACGGTTACTTGGACCGAGCGTTCCAGCACGGGGGACCGCTACATCTTGCGACTCACAAGCATTGCCAAGAACACGACGACCGATTTCACCCTGCTGAAATCTGCCAACCTTTCCAACTACACCAACCGCTATGACCAATTTTCGATTGCCGTGGGTTCGATTGAAACGGGTTCCTATAAGTACGAAGTTTACGATACCAATAGCACGGTTGCCGCTGCTTTGGCGGTCGTTGAAACGGGCTTGGCATTTGTACAAACCGCAACGATAGGCTTTAACACCTACGCCAATTCAATCACTTACAACACCTTCCTCGCATCCAGCGTGAGGGTATTCGATTCAACCTTTGATTCAACCTTTGCCTAATGAGCGTACAAACACGAAGCGACCTCCAAGCGAGCGCCTTAACCATCACCAACGAAACCGCTGCCGGGGCCAACACCGCATCCCGTGTGGGCGGCTTGTTCGACGACCTTGCAGACACCGCAACGCTTAATCGGGAACGGGGCTTTGCAAACCTTTACCTTGACGAAACCAAAAACTTTACCCCGACGCAGGGGCAGGCCGTTAAGTTGACAACCCCGCTCAAAAGCGGTTTATTGTCAACCTACAACTTTTCAAGGACCACGACATCGCTGACCTACACCGGCACAACGGGTGCGACCCTTCGCATCGCTGCGTCCATGGTCTTGGCACAAGGCAACAACCACCAAATCAAGGTTTACATCGCCAAGAACGGCACAACGATTGACCAGTCAATGACTGACATCACAACGGCTCACACGAACGGCCATGCGATTTACACGGAGGCCTACGTTACGGGTGCAGTCAACGATGAGTTCACCATCTACGTCAACGCAATCGATAGCGGTGCAAGTATCACGATTTCAGCCCTTTCATTCACAGTTCACACCCTATGAGCAAGTCAACGCAGCACTTCACCCAATGGCTTGGGATAGAGCATAAGGTCCCTGTAATGCTGGAGAACAGGTCCGGCAAGTACATCACCTACGGCTTTGCCAACGAATACCCCTACTACCTGCTTGACAACTATCGCAGGTCGTCCAAGCACAACGCTATCGTCAACGGCAAGGTGAACTACATCATGGGCGGTGGATGGCAGGCAGGGGATGACTTGACCGTGGAGCAGCAGGCCCGGTTCATCAAGTTCTTCGATGGAATGTCAAGCACCGAGGACCTGAACGACATCACGGAGAAACTGGTCCTTGACTTGGAACTATTCAATGGATTTGCAGTTGCGGTTACTTGGTCCAAACTTGGGACCATCGCCAAGATGGAGCACGTCCCGTTCGAGAAAATCCGGGTGGACAAGGAAGAGAAGATGTTCCAAGTCGCTGACTGGTATAACGACGACATGATGCAGTTGTTCCCGAAGGTGGGCGACATCGAGAAGATTCCTGCATTCGACCCGGAGAATCGCATCGGCAAGCAGTTGTTCTACTATCGTGTCTACGCAGCAGGCGTGAAGCACTATCCTCTCCCGGAATACATCGGGGGGAACGCTTGGATTGAGGCAGACGTGCAGGTGGCGAACTTCCACAACAACAACCTCCGCAACAACTTTTGGGGCGGTTACTTGATTAATTTCAACAACGGCATCCCGACCCCCGAAGAACAGGGCGACATTGAGAGGCAAATCAAACGCAAGTTTTCGGGAACCGACAACGCTGGTCGCTTCGTGGTAACCTTCAACGACGATGCAGCCAAGGCCCCTACACTTGAACCGCTCACACCGAGCGACATGGACAAGCAGTTCGAGATACTGAACAAAGCCATCCAGCAAGAGATATTCATTGCCCATCGTGTAACCAACCCCATGCTTTTCGGAGTCAAGACCGAAGGCCAATTGGGTGGTCGCAACGAATTGGTAGAGGCTTACGAACTATTCAAAGCCACCTACGTCAACGACCGGGTCCGCAAGGTTAAGCGGATGATTAATTACCTCGGCTCGTTCAACGGAGTCGAAGGGATGGAACTGATACCTGTGGAACCCATCACGGAGCGACTAAGCGAACAAGCCCTGTTGCAGATAATGACCCAAGACGAACTTCGGGAAAAAGCGGGTCTGCAACCCTTGGAGAAACCTGCCGACGTGGTTGGACCTAATCCCCAACCCGATGAGCAACCGCAAGCCGTTGAAGCCTTGCAGAGCAACGACAACATCAAGAAACTATCGGGCCGTGAGTACCAAAACCTGATGCGTATCGTCAGGCAATACATGCAGGACAAAATTACTCTTGAAATGGCTCGGACGATGTTGTCAGCAGGATTCGGCCTGTCTGCCCAAGAGATTGACACGATGCTCGGAGTGCAGGCCCAAGAGTTCAGCGAACCGACTTGGGGCCAAGATGACGACGAGGACTACGGATGGGGCGAGGAAGAATTCAAGGTCTTGGAGGTGGTTGCAAGTAAGTTTGGAAGCCATGCAGACGATTACCACGTCATGCACTCCAAGCCAATGCGGTTTGACTCCAACATAGACGAAAACATCCGCTTGGCCTTTGCCGAATTAGGAGAGGAAGAAGTCGAACTGGACAAGAAGATTGAAGCGTATCGCAAGAAGAACCGGGATGCATCGGTTGAAGAAATGGCAAAGGAGTTCGGAGTTAGCAAGGCCAAGGTCGCCAAGCGAGTCGCTTACCTAATCACCAAGGACCGCTACCCTATCAGCCGGGCCGTGGACAAGATAGCCGAGCAGAACCTTCCCAAGAATGTCAAGGAGGTCGCAGAGCCAGTCTTGGAAGTCCGCTACAAATACGCATGGGCGACAGGTTTCAGCAACAAAGACAAAGGTTCAAGCCGTCAGTTCTGCAAAGTGATGCTTGACTTGGCCGGTCAAGGCAAGGTTTACACCCGTGAGGACATCGACGGGATTTCTGCGATAATGGGTTACTCGGTTTGGAACAGGAGGGGCGGTTGGTATCACACACCGAGCGGAGTGAATCGCCCCCAATGCAGGCACGTATGGGAGCAGCAGTTGGTCATCCGCAAAGGCAATAAAATCAGCAAGGCATGAAGGCACTATTCATAAGCGAAGAAACGCTGCTCGACAACTCGATAATCAACGAGAACGTCAGTTACACGCAGATACGCCCTACGGTTGTCAAGGTCCAAGAGATGCGGATTCAGCCCATCGTTGGCTCTGCACTCTACGGGGAATTGGTTACGCAGGTCGTCAGCGGTTCAACGTCTGCCCTGAACCAAACGCTGCTGGAGGACTACATCCAGCCGGCTATGATTCAGTGGCTTTACTACGAGTTGCCCATGGTCCTTGCGTTCAAATACATGAACAAGGGGATGGTCCGTAGAACGAGCGAAGAATCAAGCCAAATGAGCATGGAAGAGATTACCCGGCTGACCGATAAGGTCAAGAACGATGCCGAGTGGTATTCCGAACGCATTACCCGCTACCTCATGGAGAACCGCAACTCGTATCCCTTGTGGAACTCGCCTCCGTCTGCGTTGGATACGATTTACCCGAACGCAACCAACTATCGAACCGGGATGGTCTTGGACCGCAACAGGAGGATGGGAATCAGCAACCTTGACTACCCCTACCCTTACGGTCAATTCGGGGCGTGTAACGACTGCTAAGCATGGGAGCGCATAAAAAAAACATACTGAAACTGCAGACTTATGTCATGGATAAAAATCAAGCAAGCCCTGCTGGACCTTGCAAATGCTCATCCACAGGTCAACTCCTTCGGGACGGGCGACCCGCTTGCGGTAGGCACGGACAACACCATCAACCTGCGAACCCCAAGCCGTGAGCGAATCGTCTATCCGCTCGTTTTTGCGGACGTGCAGTCTGCAACTACTGACGCTGGGACTTTGGACCTTGTGGTCGGTGTCTATTTTAGCGACCGGGTGGAGTCCATCAAGCCGATGGGCGGAGTGGTTTCGGGCAGCCCTACGCTGGGTTGGCAGGATAACGAGGACGAGGTCCTAAGCGACCAACTGCAGGTAGCACAGGACTTCATATCAGCCCTCACAAACGACCCAAGCGAGGATTGGACCCTATCATCCAGCGTATCGCTTACACGCTTCGTAGAGAGCCGGGACGACCGCACGGCTGGGTGGCAGGCGACGATGACCTTTGAGATTCCTTACTCTCACTCGGTTTGTGAAATTCCAACCTAAAAGACATTTACAATTAAACGCTAAAAAATGCCTACACCCATATTGCAACAAATGCTCGGACAGGGCGGTACGATGGAGTTCATTGATGGAACCGTTACTGGGAAAAACTACGACTTCTTGGTAGTCAATACCGCTGCGACCTTTACAACCCTTACTGGAACTGGAAGCGAGAACCTTCTATCCGCTTACAACTTTTCGGGGGCTTCCATATCCGCTGGAATCGTTATCAGCGGTCGCAATGGCGGTAAGATTACTGCCGTTACGCCTTCGGTCGGTTCGGTCATCGGTTACACATTCCTGTAATGTTGATAGGCTACGGCTACGGCTATCCAACAAACCAACTGCTTGGCGGTGGCAATCCGTTTTGGCTTGCCTTCAACCAACGTGCAGACGCTGACGGGGCTTTGCCTGCCGAGGCTGCGGTCAATGGATGCCTCCAAACCCGATTCATCAACTCCTTCCAATCATACGCTTTCTTCGTCTTTTATTCCAACTCTTGGCTGCCGTTTATGCAACGGGCGAACACCGACTCGGCTGACGCTGCGGAGGTTCGCTTCATCAACTGCCTCGAAGTCCGAATGTATAATCTTTTAAACGCATAGCAATGCCTGCAAGCCCATCACTCCTTATCGTCCCTGCTCGATTCAAGACAGGGAAACTTTACACCCAAATCGCTACGACTTCGGCTGGGGTTGTTCTCGGTTCATCGGGGGACTTCAATGTAACCCGTGCGACGACTGCGACCCGTGTGAATGCAAACGGCTTGATTGAGTCGGTGGCTTCGGGGATTCCGAGGTTGGATTACTACACGAGCGGAGGAACGGCTGGATGCCCTGCGTTGCTGGTGGAGCCGAGTGCGCAGAACTTGGCTTTGCAGAGCGAGGCGTTTAATACAACTTGGGTTCGTTCGGGTCTTAATGCCTTTGGTTCGGGTAGCGTTGCAAATTCAACAGGCACAACCGACCCATTTGGAGGCACAAATTCCGATTACATTCAGGAAACCGCAGCTTCTGGTACGCATATTCTTATACAAACTCCAGCAGGGCAAGTTAGCGGAACGACCGTTACCCTTAGTTGTTTTGCAAAGTCTGCTGAAAGAACGCAAATAAATTTTCTTAATAACGGAGGAGGATTAGGTAGTGCCACTTTTAATTTAACAGCAGGGACGGCAACGCTCGTAAATGGAGTGTCAGCATCTATCCAAAATTATGGCAATGGATGGTATCGGTGCATCTTGACTTACACGCCCGGTTTAAGTGGGAATTTTAACGTACAAATCCGACTTGCGGACGCTTCGGGCAATACATCATACACAGGAACAGGCACGTCGGGCCTTTATGTCTTTGGCGCACAACTTGAGGTCGGCTCCGTTGCCACCTCCTACATCCCCACAACTGCCGCAGCGGTAACCCGCAACGCAGACGTGGTAACCCTATCAGGCGCAGTCAGCGGTTGCATCGGGCAGACCGAGGGGACGATTTATGCGGAGGTGGATATGAGAAATGCTATTTCAAGGGTTGCGTCCATCTTGCAATTAAGACAGGATGGAAATAATCAAATTACAGTTGGCATTACAACTGCATTTGGTGGAACTAACACAATAGCAGCAAGAGCGCAACAGGCTGGCTCATTTGTTATTGGATTCCACCAACAAAACAATGCGGCAGGCATCTATAAAATAGCGTTTGCATATAAAAGCACGGATTGCAAATTGTATATAAATGGCACTGATACAGGAGTTACCATAGCCACGAACAACGCATTTACTGCGTTTAGTTTTAATGAAATTCAATTAGGAATGAACAATTCGGCAAATCATTTCAACGACCGCATCCGCTCCGCTGCCCTCTACACGACCCGCCTAACCGACCTTGAACTCGCTGCCCTAACAACCTAACGATGGCCTGTTTCCGTAAACTCTCGTTCCCGTCTGCGAACATTGCAGACCAAGTCCTCGTCAAATTGGACCCAATGGATAGCATTGTTGTCCTCGGCCACCTATGCGAACAAGTCGACAAGGAAGGCAACTGCATCAAGGTCCGCAAGGAGTTCTCGGTTGACGTGCTATTCAACGCAGACGAACCGAGCGAACTCGCTGCCCCTTACATCATTTGGCCCGAACCCTGCGGAGTCCACGCCTTTGCAGGTTGGGAGGAACAATACGAAGCAGACTACAACGCCAACAAACCCAAGAGCAAATGAGATTATTCCGCAAACGCAACCCCGAAACCCCCGAAACCCCTAAA